CAACTTGTTTAAAAATACATTCTCTGTTATGTTAAACCCTTCGGAATGTCCTGTAAGATATATTTGCTGATAAGTTATATCTTCGATCACTCCTTTTTTAAGCTCAAGAGCTGTCCGTATCTCATCAACAATATTTTGAAGGCTCGCATAATTATCAGAAAATGATATTACACTGAAAGTACAAGCATCACCCACCCATCCATCTTTAGTGTATTCTGCTGTAAGACTCTCGATGACATAAATAATAGCAGGAAGAGCAGTATTTTCATTAATCACATAAGGATAAATACTTGCTTCCGGCACTAATGCTGTTAAGTCATCATTAGCCTTCAATAACGATACTATTACTTTCCCGATCATTTTCTTTTATGAGTTTTCTTCCTTCTGTTTCCAGCAGTTGAGGTACGGGAAATAGTTGCAGAGGAAAAAGTTGGATTTTCACGTACCTCAACCTCTGGTTCAATAATCTCAGTTTCCGATACAGTAATATCCGGTTCCGATTTCGTCTCTTCCGGTATCGGTTCATTAAATTTTATTGGAAATTCTTTGCATTTGTTTATTTCCTTCATGATCGCTTCCGGTTCGACTTTCTTCACAATAGTCATAAGCATATCATCTTCACCATACTTATCGAAATGCTTTTGCAAATCCTGATGATTATGCAAACCGGCTTTTAATAATTTCATCTGCAATGCCCAATCAAGCTTTCCATCAGGACAAGCAGCAACAAAAACCATCTTTCTGGTTTCATGGGAATCAACCCTGTAAATCTCTGTATTCTTCATTTTAATTTTCTGTTAGTTCGTATTATAAATCTATCTATTTCCTTTAACCATTCATCTTCAATAGTGTCATATATTTGACTCTCTGTGGCATTATAAGCTCTTTCAAAAAATGGATTTGCAGTCATCTTTCCTGTCTTATATGATTGTCCTTGTCGTGTTGTGAAAAATCCATTCAATGACGTTCCTCTATAAAGAGGATGGATCGTTGATGTCCTTGCAGTAAATTCTCTTTCTTTAGTACCTCCTTCAATTAAATGACCATACCAACACTTATTACTACCCGAAAGTCTTGATCCTACCAATATCGCAACTTCATTAGGCATATCCATTGTACCGAATGATCGCATTAACCTACCTGTTTTCTTTGGTGCGCCCGTTTGGGCTGCATTAACAAGCGGCTTGGTAGCCCTGCGAAAACTTGCAATGAATACTCTTCGTTGATTAACATTGGATAAATCCTGGAAAAAATCTTCAAGTATTTTTATCTGATCAGTTTTAATCGACATTTCCATCATGCATTAATTTTATCAAGTGTTAACCTTAACGATTCATTGCGCCCCAATGGATCAAGATAATCAATTGTATATCTATCTGTGCCTCCATCTATCTGCACCCTCATCGTTTCAACAATCTCTGATCTGTATCTTACAATCAATTCCATAGACTTTGAATAAAATTTTTCTTCATTTGAAAGCATCCTGCTACCTCCTGTATATCTTATCTCGCCCCTGGTCGCAATCGTAACTTCAGGCCAGGTATCCACACTATCTCCATAATCCCCCCTCGTTGATACTTTGGCATAAAAATTAATTCGATGATATGCATTACCAGCTTTCATACTACTGTATAATTTTTATAAACAGCAATCAAATATTCATAACCATAAGGTATTTTTGTACAACCGACACCTATTAATGTAGCTTCTCGGATTTGATAAAAATGACCTACCATTAATAACATTGCCTGTTTAAGCCCTGCTGGTATTGGATCAGGGATACCGGGATGCATGACATAGGTCAATCCCGATGCAGTAGTGGCAAAAGCAACTGATACAGTCAGATGAGTATTATCAGTGATTGTAGCAATCATTCTAAGTGTTTCACCTTCCACTGTGATAGTATCACCGACTATATAATCAGTGAAATTAGTATCTGATCCCACTAATGCCGTTGTTCCCACAGTTGCAACTGTACCCTCACCATCTATCGAGCCACGTATCTCAGTAAGGACAAGCTCTTCAACAAGATTACAAAGGTCATAGATGTACTGATCATCATCATCAAAATCTACCCTTAGATGTTTTTTGGCATCATCCAATGTTAAATAAATCGCCATTATGCTACATTGTTAGTAATTTCCTGCACAACCGTATCGCCTTTTTGCGTAGGATTAAACGTAAGATCAAAATTTGCTCCTGCAGTATAAGCCACAGTAACAACAACTGTCAATGTTCCTGCCGAATAATCCAATGCTATGCTATCAACCGTTTTGCCTGCCAAAGTAAATTCAGTCTTAACAGATCGAGTAAAAGCCTTCACTGCCAAGACAGGACCAAAAGTTAATACCACATCAGTAGGAGCAGCATCTTCTACCGTAGCCGTCAAAAGACGTTTCGTAAAAAATCCTGTCCAGTCAAATAAATATTTTTTTCGTGCCATTTTATTTTAAATTAAGGGAATGGAGCAAAAGCCCCACTCCCTGATTAGTTATTTAATACTTAAAGCTGAAAACGAAAGAGCGTACTCGTCTAAAGTGGCCCCAGCTCCCGAAACACCACGAAGTCCTTTAGCATCAAAAAATGCATTAATAACAATAACGACCTGATTAGTCTTAGCTGCACTGTATGGATCAACAGTTATATCATAACCGCCCCATTGAGCAATGCAAAGGTCTTTCCAGTTACCAAATGCAACCATATTACCATCACCACCGGCTCCGTAAGTCGAAACAATGGCATTAGTAACCAGTAAAGGATAACCATTGATCTTATTCTCTTCACTGCAGAGGAAATCACCTGTATCATTGGCAACTCCTTTATCAATACCCTTGAGCAATCCACGGGCAATACCATTTGTGATATATGCCAGGTTACCGTCAAGTGCATTGGCAGTATCAACAGTTGTTTCCAGTCCTATCATTGCAGCATTTGTGATTGTTGCTCCCGTAAGAACAGCTACACCACCACCATTAGCTACATTGAGCTTATAACCAATTCCCGAAGGATAACTGGCTGCAACGGTAGCTGGTCCAAGTACTGTTTTCTCAAGCAATCGGGCAACTGCATTTGCAATATTATCAAGCAGAAGTCTTTCGGCCCCTACCGAATCCTGAGCCAGGAATAGTTTGGATACATTAATGTAAGCCGTTAATCTTTTGGGTGTAAACTCGACTTCAGCGAGAGCCCCGCCACCATCGGCAGCAGCCTCCACTTCAGTTTTCCACGCAACAGTCGTGCCTGCATAAGAAGGAAGACTTACATTACCAACCAAATTAGGCATATAAGTAGCACCGGCTCTTGAAAAAACCAGCCTGTCAACCAGAGGCGGAAGTATTGCCTTTTTATCTTCTGCAACTATTTCCTGCCCCTGTGTGGCCGTTCCTGCAAGTATATCAGCACGTTTTTCATAATATTTTTCACGATTCGGTATGATAATTTCCCCTTCCGGAGTCTGCCCACTTTTACGCATCTGCTCGCCTCCAAGTATTGATAAATCAATAGCTGCCGGAGGTAATGGCTTGTTATTTACCCTTGCCCTTATTGCCTTAATAAGAGAAAATGCCTCAACTTCAGGTGGTTTTATATACGGTCCGACATATCTGTCAGTACCACTGAGTTTCCGGCTTTCGGTTTCAATCTGAAGATCCCATTCTTTGATCCTCTGATTATTAATCCTGACTTTTTCTTCTTCATCAGGTGACATTGCCCTCTTTTCGGCATCTTTTAACTGATAAGTCTTATCATTTTCTTCAAGAGCCGAAGCTTTAAGGTCTTGTAATTGTTTAATTGTTAACATTGTATTCTGATTTAAATTGTTAATACTACGTTGCTCTAATTTATCTTTGTCAGACAAAGAATCATCTATTTTTGATTTTCTGATTATAGGCTCTGTTGCAGCATTCCCTACATCAGGCTTAATCGGTTCATCTTTAACATCATCTTCTTTAGCTGATTTATTTTTTTCGAGCATATCTTTTTCTATTTTATCCAGGCTTCTTAATGCCACGCTGGTATCTTCATAAGCTTCACGATAACAGGGTGACATATCAAATATCTGATCAAATCGCTTAATTGTTCTCAAATAAGTACCATCCTCACGCTTTTCAAAAGGAGCATCTTCGTATTTTACAATAGAGAAACCAAACGAACTACCCTTAATATCCCCCCGGCGTACCCCCTCAAGTAATTCATCACCAAGATCAAATTTCGGTGCTTCAAAAATATACCTGACTCCTTTTTTGTCAATATTCAATTCAAGAGTACCCTTGCCTTTATCTGATCGTGCCAGCACTCCTTTGTTGACATCATGATTAAGTAAAGCAAGTATATCTGAGCGTTCAATGACACCCTCAGCAGCTTCGGGAAGGATTATCTCTTTAAAACCGCCTAAATCATGTGATTCTTTATTAAAAACTATGCCATAACCCTCAATAAACCGGGATTTACCAATGGTTCTGACTTCAGAATCATCATCTGGGATAATACGAATCTCCATTTCTTTTGGATCATTTCTTTTATTCCATTCTCCTTTTTCGTTCTTCTCCCATCCAGCATTCTTAACAGCAGCCCATGCCTGTTCAGCACAACTTGTTTTATTTTCTTCATTTTCTTTATCATCAGGATGATCCTTAACCCATGCAGATCGACAACTATCATAAGCTGATGAAAGAATATCTTTTACTTCCTTCGGTGCATCCCCGGCATCAGGAGGCTCAAATCGATCTTCTTCTCTTTTTCTTACTGTCCCATTGGCCTGTTTAATTGCAGATGCAGCACATTTTTCATCATCTCCGCCATCTTTCATGCAGGTTTCATAAGCAGAATTAGCAATCTCAATCCATTGCTCTTTCTCTTTATCTGTCAGATCTTTTTTAAACTGATCAACATCTTTAATTTTCCACGGCATAATTATTCCTCCTTATCTTTTATTTATTTCTTTAATTTTCTCATTTTCAATATTCACATCATAAATAGGGATAGGGTCTCCTTCATTTATTACATCAAAACAATTTGAATATCCTGTGTAGATTACTATTCTTTCAGATAATCTTTTATCTTCAATATGAACAGGTATAAAAACAGAAAATAATGGCAATAACATAACCAGATTTTCAGGTTTCATGAATTCTTCAGAAATTTCTATTTTCCCCAATCTATTATTCATTTTCTTCTATTTTTATTTTTTTATCTACTTTTTTATTTTGTGTCATCGGTGTATCCACCGCCATCAAATTCATTGGAATATAACTCTTATCACCTTCTTTAATCTTCGGTTGTCCTGTTTTAGTACGTATTTCATTGGGACTAAAAGCCCCTACTTGAAACATTTTAGTATAATAATTGGCTGTCGAATCCAGATTAGCCCTAAGTAATTCACTGATATTCAAATTAAATTTAATTTTCAATCTCTTTGAGGGCCTGAGTAACTTGCGATTAAACTCAGCTTCAATTTTTGAATCCAATGGTGAGATAGTATCTGTAAGAAATCCAAGCTGGAAACTTTCAATATTTGAATAAGTAAGATTTGCACTATCAAATATTTTACTCGGATGAACACCAAAGAACCTGCATATCTCTATCACGTTAAATTGCCTTGTTTCAAGCATCTGAGCATCTTTAGGATTAACAGTTACAGGCTCAAATCCCAATCCTGATTCCATAACTGCTATACCCCCGGGATTACCAGTCGTAACATTAAATGCTTCTGCCCATGCCTGTTTTATAGCAGTAGCTTTCTCTTTCGTTATCTTCCCTTCTACAGTTAAAATCCCTGACATATTTGCACCACTTGAAAAGAAACCCTGAGCCGATGATTCAGAAGCATAAGCGAGCGTCATTGAATTAGCTGCATGACGTAATGTAGATACACCATTAAGACCATCATAACTGAAATTTAAAATATGTATCATGTTATCTCCATCAACCGTAAGCTCCTTACCTGGTTTTCCTATTAAATAATAAAGAGTACCGTTATTACGTTGATATATCTTAACAGTATCATTCACTAAAGTCAACGAAAAAGGATCTCCCATATCATATTCCCGGTTTATAATCAAATAGCCATTTCCCTCAAGTAATACTTTCGCTGTCAGAGTTTTCATCAAAGTATATCTTGACATCGAAATACTCGGTTCGTAATTCAACATATAAGCAATCGGATTCATGGGATTAGAAGTCCATCCCTGATCCGGTAAATATTCAAGAACATCCCATACTTGTGATGCAATTGCATCAGAAATCACCTCCACGCAACGATAAACAGTGCTTAATTGCATAGATGCCTGAACAGATAGAGGATAACTGGCAAACCCATAAGGTAAACCCACTGCATTAGTCGGAGCATAACTCACACTTCTTGTTTCTGTTCTTCTCAATTTATCTAATGTTCGTCTGAATATATTTGCCATAATCTTAAAAAATATTCGTGCCTTTATAATTGGATGATGCATCAATATAAGCTGCTAAAGATTGTAGCATAGCTATCACACCATCAATTTTCTTCTTCTCATTCAGCTTATTAGGCTTGCAATTGCCATTATAATCATATCGCAGCTCAACATTCCGTAGACAATACCTTGTTATCGGATTATCATCAATAACTACATGGCCTCCAAGTATAAGTCTTTCAAAAGCCTTAGTACAATTATTGAAATTTCCTATTGATTGCGCAAACGGAGTTAAGCGTAAACCCTGATCAGTGCATTGAATAGCCCAACCAGTAGCATTGTATTTGTCATAATATATCCTGTCAATAGGACATCTTATATCAGTTTTAAGCAGATCAGCCGTTATATAGTCATAATCAGTGACATTGCCCGCAGTCGTTTTGAGATATTTATTACCCGCCCATTGTTTATAAAGCTCTTTATCTGCATGAAGATTTCTGACTGACAGAGTTTCACGTGGTACATAATAATCAACAAAAAAATAATGCATTTCACCCCTGACAAAAAGATAACATACTGCCGTCAAATCCACATTTGAAGCCAGATCCACACCCACATAACATATCTCACCCTTAAAATCATTTATATTGAGTTTCTTTGATGAAGAAATAACATATTGATCGGGGATCCACACAGTAGCACTATCACACCAGATATTAAAATTTTTTGTTTTGACTCCTACTTCATCATTAGGAGAATTGATAGCCTGTTGTACCTGGCGTTCAAGAAATTCTGAGTTAACAGTTACATCCAGGTTAGGATTTGATTTGATCCAATTCTTTTTATCCCGCCAATCATCGTCATCATCAGGAGCATAAATAATACTAAAAAACGATTCATCTTTTTTGATCCCGGCAGATATTTCGCTTGCAACAGTACGCAATTCATAACATGGCAATGCTTTATCGAATCCTGCACTTGTTATTGTACAAAGCAATGGATTAACCCTCATGCCTTGTGATGAACGAATGACATCCCTGGTTTGACTATCGGGCGCAGAATGATATTCATCAATAATGCCAAGTGAGCAATTATAACCGTCGATCTTATCAGCATCAGCAGCTAATGTTTTAATAAATGCCGATGTCCGTCTGGTATAAGTCTTGCCTTTTTTAGTTTTATCTAATAAAATTATATCTGATCTGAGTCTTTCAAGTAATCTTTGATCAGGATCATAGCCACGAGCAAATCCATAAACAAGATTGAAAGCTATTTTTGCCTGATCTTTACTATTTGCAGCAAGTAATATTTCAGCAGCTTCTTCATCATCGGCTATTAAATGATATAAACACATTGCAGAAACAAGAGCAGTTTTACCCTGCTTACGTGCCATCTCAAGATAAGCCGTCTGAAATCTCCGGGTATCATCCTGATTATAAAATCCATAAAAATTAGCTATAATAAACATCTGCCACGGCTCAAGAATAAATGGTTTTCCGCTATGTTTCCCGGTAAAATGCTTTAACTTGCCAATGAAATCGACAACCTTTCCAATTGAATCCTCTCGAAATTGCCAGCCGTTCTTGCGATCTTCAATATAACGCTTCACTGAATTGCGAAGATGAATGCCTGAAGGAATCTTTTCAGTAAGCACATCTGAACAATATTTATCGACAATTTCGATCAT